CATATATATTGTCCTTGTATTTGTTGAAGGATTTTTAAAATACATGTATACAGAATCATCTGCTGCTACAGCCTCATATCTCTTTGAGACTGAAAACGCATACCCATCTCTTATTTTCTTTAATAATATTGTCCTAATCAAAGACACGCTTTGCATACTATCACTTTGCTGATAATTTTAAAGTTACCGTATCTCCAGCTGAGCCAGCCGCTGCAGAACTTAATCGCACATAACGCCATGGATTCCATAACACATCTTTATATGATGTCTCGGCAGAAGCCGAAGTATACTCAGTATGCCAATTTGTTAAGTCATCACTACCTTCCAATGTAAATGTCGTAGCAGTATCTGCACTTGCATACACACCAAGCAATCTTCTCCCATCGGTATCTAAAACAATACTTTGATTAGAAGTCTCGTCTGCACCTATAAGCTTTATACTCACAACACCATGCACAACTTCACCCATACCATCACCCCACTAACATCTTACTTAATAATATAAAAAATTAACTCTCCCGCCGACTTGGTAACATTGGCTCACCTTCCACTCTTTGCTCTGTTCTTCTCTCACCACTCCATATTGGCTCGCCCTCAAAAAACTGTTCCTCATTAATAATGCCATCCTCTAACCTTGCATTCTCTCTCGCCCTCGCCCTTTGCCTTATTTCCTCTTGACTAATCTCACCACCTTCCTCAAAATCAAAGTCTATTCCATCTTCAGTTTCTTTCATCTTTGCCTTATAGCCAAGTGCCACTAACCTCTCAGCCTTTTGTATTCTCATAAGCTCTCTATGTATCTGTGCCTGTAGGTCTTTCTCCTCGTGTGGCTTCAACTGTATTAACCAATCACTTACTCCTAACTGCTCACAAATCCACTTCAATATCTTCTCATTTACTAATCTCTGCTCCATCTCCACTGCCCTATTTGTCACTGTTATCTGCAATCCTTGATTCGTTAGTCCAGCTCCAGTACTTAAGTCGCCCTGAAAAATTGGCTGCACTCCATACAACGCACCAATTGTCCTTCTCAACTCTTCTCTATATGCAATAAAATCAATCTCTTGACTCTTAACTGTCATATCAATCCATTCTGCCACCCTCTTGCTTGCTGTTAAATCCGTTCCCTCGACTGCCAAAGGATACACCATATTCGGATTAAGCCTTGCCTTCTCTTCCAAATCCTTCCATGCCTTTGCAATACTCTCTCTATTGCCTCTCAAAATCAAAATACCTTTAGGTGTTCTTTGCAAATGATAACTCGTAAGCACAAAGTAATCCATTTTCATCAAAACCATCAACTTCATCCAAATGCTCATTACCGGACTAAATCCATATCCTATTCCAGAAGTAAACTTCTTAACATGCAACACTTCGCCTGCTGTATAATATATCGTCTTCCCTTGCTCCATTGTCGCCCTTACACTTCCCAATCCTGTCCCCATATGCATTACATAATGCGCTACATACATCTTCTTACCACAAACCTGACACCTTGCCTCTTCAACCATATCCACTGGCACATACTCAGCCCTATCTCTATGCATTAAACAAGTCATTACCACTCGCCCATCGTCAGTCATTCCCATCTTGCCATTGCTGTTAATTATCATTTTTATGAAAACATTACTTCCTCGCAGTATCTCTTTCACCTTTGCACTCTCAACCTCTCCATCGCCATTAAACTCATACTCCTTTATCACCACCACAAACGCATTATCCGTTACATTAATATCTGTCAATAATGCCAAAAGCACATCAATTAAATTCTCATTATTTGTGTTGCATCTCTCCAGCCATTGCTTTAAAACTCTTTTCTCCATTGTATTCGGTTTTACAATCTTATCACTTCCGCATACTGGACACACATCACTCACAGCACTTAATTCCTCTTCGCAACTCTGACACTTTGCCACCCACTTTGGTACTATCATCAATCCGTTTCTTACCGTCTCCCATGTCAATGCTCTTATCACAGTCCTTAAAATATCTGAATAATAGTACATGTCGTAGCAAAATCTGAAATTGAAAGGCAACATTGGTATTCTTGCCACATCATTGACCGTAGCCGTCCCTACATAACTATCAACCGGTCTAACATAGAATGGGTCTACTTTCATTTCTGGTTTCTCTTTCTTAAACTCAAACACTCCTTTCAACCTATCTACCCAACTCATAACAACACCTCTATTATTAAAGTGATTGCCGTTGCCAATACTGCTGATAACAAAGTCACTATCGCATAATCTCTAAACTTCAATTTTTCTCTTAACCCTTTCAACTGACCATTTCTCAACTTATTATATGTCTCTTTTATCTCTTTCCTTAGACCATCGCATTCATCCTTCAAGTCTTCTATATCCTTTTCAATGTTATCTCTCGCCTCTTCCAATTTCGCCACAGCAATTGCCAAATTCTTAATAGTCTCTAAATCTTTGCTCATTATACTTAATCTCGTCTTAATATCCTGCACATCCATTTTGAGCTGTTCTAAGTCATTGTTATTAACCATTTCCATCACCACATTGTCACAAACCCACAACATGCCTTATACCAGACATCCTTATCTCCCCATCCAAACTTGCCTTCACTTGACCATTCATCGTTCTGTGGCTCATAAAAGTAAATTCTATACTCATCATACTTATACTTAACTTCGCTATCTGGATTTCTCTCCCCCATTACATTCAACACATTCCATGCATGATATCCAATTGGTCTCGTATTACAATACTTATCAGTAAATATCCCGCCAGTTGCTATCCCACATACATTCTTTCCTGTCATATATGTACAAAGTCCTTTAAACATTATTGCAAAATTATCACAATCCAACACTTCCTCTGCCCACTTCAAAGTATCAATAAAAGTGCCATCTATCAATCTCTTATACTCACTCTTACTCATCCCATAAATATCTCCGCCAATGTTAAAATTATAAACAACTCCACATGTCAACCCTGCTCTTATGTAATTATGCACCCAACCAGTTGCTCCAGTATCATCTTTATCTGCTACTTTGTACGCACGAAACCTATAAGCATTCTTCATTATATCATGCAACACTAATATTGCACTTAACCTATCCTCCAGTGAACTGAACTTAACTTTTTGTAAATAGTAGTTGTAAACACTGCCCACTTCACTTAACATCTCTTTTCTTCTTTTCTCTAAATCACTCTTATCAATAAATTCATTTGCCACCTCTCTCACCATCTCTGGAAACATTCCATATAAGAACTCTACAATTCTTTCAATCAACCCCATATCACCATCCCCCCACAGTATACTTTGTACTCATCACACTTCCCGTCTTCACTCAGCCTCTTCTTGTCCGGCTCATAAACTAATAACTTCTTATTACCACCATCATTCACTAATAAAATGTTAAACGCTACCTCTTCACTGCTCCCATCCTTGTACTCTCTTATTCCTGTTGCAACTCCAACCCAATTTAACTTTGTTGCCAAACCTGTATATGTAGCTATTACAAACGCATTATTTTTATTGAAAGCCATCTCAATCTCTTCACCCACCAACCTAACTATTTTCTCTGCATTCTTTCTCTCTATTACTGCATATTCTTTATCAAACAACAAAATCCCTATCTTTACATATCCCTTGAAAACCACATGCTCTTTAATCAAACTAAGCACTTGCTCTCTATCCATTAAACTATACTCTACCTTGACATCCTCACCATATATCCTTTCCAATATACTACCACACTTCTCTTTGTCGAAATCCTTTACTAATATACTCGTACATACATCAAATGCATTGTATCCCAACATTCTATCCAAGTCATCTAATGTATATCTATCTATACCACTATACTGCACTGCTAAATCCTTTCTTTGTGAAAATATCCATCTTAATATATCTTTAATTATCTTCATTTCATCCACCCTCGCGAAATTTTTGCCTTAGCTGCAAATATAACTCTTTTAAACTTGATACATCTTCTCCCGCTATCCATCTGTCCAAAATCTCTTCCCTTATCTCTCTTAACTTCTCTACTATATATTTCTCTGATTCATCTACTTCATAAATTATGTAATTTCCTTCTGCAACATTTCTAACTTCGATAATCCGTGCTGTTCTATACTTGTTCTTTATTCTTTCTATCATCTCATCCTCTCTTCCCCTTTCATACTCAGTAACATATCTCATATACATCACCCTGTTAATGTTATGTCGTACTTCACTACACCCTTACCCCGTATCTGAAAATTCCTAACATATGCTGGAACTGACGAATCCTCGCACTTCGCATATAATTGAACCGTATCCCCCGGATTCCATCCTGAAATATCTTCAGTAAATCCGACATAATCTGTATTAATAGCTGTTCTCTCAGTCCCGACTGCTGTGCCATTCCGATATATCTGACCATATACAGTTTTATTTAAACCGTCTGGCCTTAATTCAAAATAAACTCTTATAGTCGCATTGCTTGGAAACGCTGATGGTAATGTAAACTCTTTTAACTTAACATAAGTCAAACTTGTAGTACTTTCTTCTGTTGAATCATTAATCTGTATATCATCTGAAACTAAATACATTGTCTCTGCCTTTACTACCAAATCTGTTGCATGATTTCCATCCACACTATCTGCATCTTTGCCTGTTAATGTTGGTGGTATCCGCGCTAAAGGTATCAGCGCACTACTATCCAAATCACAATAACCATTAGCCACACCCTTATTCGCCACTTTCTCTAAATCCGCTCCCTCATAACCATCAACACTATCCGCATCCTTACCAGTAAGTGTACTTGGTATCCTTGCCAACGGCACTAAAGCACTTGCATCTAAATCACAATATCCATTCGCCACTCCTTTATTACTTACATGCTCAAAAGCACTTGCATCCTCACCATCCACAGTATCCGCATCAATACTTCCCTGCACAAACATCCTATAATCAATAACAGCGCCACTTGTATTCGTACTTCCCGCCGTCACTTTCACAAACGCCAATAAACACTGGTCACTATTTGGTTTAGGTGGCACTGGGTCTGCATCAGCCGTTCCAGTCAATACTGTCAATGAACTTGTACTCGTATCATAAACAACAGTATCATATCTGTCGTATGTTGCATCTGCTGCTGCTATCGCCAAACTCCCTCTCGTCACACTATATGTCGTATTCCCCTTTCTTATCGTACCACTTGCCACACTTACAGTCATATCAGTAGCACTATCACTCACAGCACAACCACTCACTACACCAAATAAATTAGCCGCCTTCTCAATTGCATCAAAATACCCTGCAAACAACTTACTCACTTTATCAGTAATATCACTCATCTCACATCACCACCTACTGACTCACAGTTATCTCCTCTTCAATCTCAATCCTCACCTCAGTACTACTATCCTTCAATAAAGGCGAAAATATTTCCCTAAATCCCATATTTCCGCCACTTGATGCGTCAAACCCACCAACCTCATTCAAATAATATCCATTTGCCTCTGATGTCAATATTGTTAATTGAAAAGTTACAGTATTTTCCGCTGTTGTTGTCGCAGACCATGCCTTTCTCAAAAGCTCACTCTCCAACCCTGGGTCTGATACAGTTGACTCTGTTGCACTACTTCCTGTTGTATTACCACCCACTGCACCATAAGTCCAAGTAGATGTCAAATAACTCTTAATATTACTCTTCACTCCTTCCAATAATGTTGTCGTATTAACCATTCACACCACCACCTAATACTCTTTTTGATAATGTAACTGCCAGCCTGTTGTCTGAATCGTTCCCACCGTCACCTCTCCACATGTCACCAAACCACATATCGCACCACCCAATGTTACATTTTTATACACACTAATCTTTTTAAGCTTTACTATCACATTTATTTTTCTTTGAAATAATAATACTTTGTCAAAATGTCCTCTGCCAAATGCTCAAGCTCTAATAACCTCAACCTCTCTTGTATCTTTTTAGCCCATTCAAATATATTAAACATTAAACTTCCAATCTGTAGCTCAGCGATTCCATTCTTTAACTTTACCACTTTAACAATAAAACTGCCACTCACTTTATTTCTTAAATCATTCACAGTTACCATCTTCCCCGCCCTCACATCGCTTGTTATGTACTGCTTTATATTCATAATTACTTTAGTAACTCGTTCTGGCTCTTTAAACTGACTCAAAAACTGTTTTGCTACTCTCTTTGCAGTATCAATATCTTTTATCCACAACGCCCTTTCCTTCTTTGCATACAATCCATACCTCTCTATACTATCTCCCTCACTCATATTCAAATATACTGGCTTCTCATAAGTATAATAAAAATCAATCGAAACACTACTTCCCGGCGCAGTATCAAAAGTTATCTTCCCAGCATCATCATCAACCTCGTAACTATCCTTATCCTGTAAAACACCACCAACATAAACCTCTACCGCACCTTTTGGCTTATATGTCAATGTAAACTCGGTTGTTGTCCCATCTCCCGTCGCTGTATCATGATGTCTGTATGTTATAACACTTCCAATTAAATATAAATCATTTACCATCTTGTCTCTCTTCTCAATCCATTTATCGATTCTTGAATTTGTATTAGTTATCGTAAAACTTGCACTCTGATACCCTTCTGGCTCAAAATTTATAGTCGTCCCCTGTATCCTTAACTGATAATTTACCAACTCAGCCAATCTCTGCAACACATCCATCAAATAATCCTTTGCCACAAACTTATCCAACACAATACCCGTTCCCGTTGCTGGATAATACTCACAAGTTAAATTAGTATAACTCTCAATCAAATCATCAACAATATCCGCCACATCCTGACTATAATACACTTTATTCACATAAACTCTGTTAAAAATATCCGCCCAACTGTTCATACTCACATTCACCAATCCAATCTCATTCCTCTTATTCTTCACATATCCACCCAACACAAACTCTCCGCCCAATACTATCTCTGCTTCCTCTTCAATAAGCACATCCTCTTTCATTGACAACTTAACTTCTGCAGTATCCACCATCTCCCTTGCTGCTAAATTTATCTCATACTCTACAATATCACTTCCAACATATACTTCCTTACCTTTCAAAAACTCTAAATCATTACTCCTAATCCATACATAATACTTATTCCCAACCTTTCCAACTTTCTCAATATACCCGCCAAACTTTATTTCACTTGTACTCGAATCCTTTACAATAATAAAATCGTTCTCCTCTGCACTTGACAAATCAGTACTTGTTATGATTCTATACACCGCCCAATCTGATTCATATGACACTTCATTGTAATCCAATTCAAAAATTGCCAATTCACATCACCCTGTTGTCAATTCTATAACATTACCCATCTCAAACTCTGCACTTATAGTTGCAATATAACCCTCTCCCTCATTCTGCACTATATCAAACCTTGTTATCACTCCAGTCCTATTAAAATTCCAAAAATCTATATAAATTGTATACTTCACCCCCATCTCACCACTTCCAAAATATGTCATCACTGTATTTATTTTCGTATAAAAATCCACTTGTGTATTTTCTGAAATTACCCATTCAATTGTTAATGTTTGCTTCGTTCCGCCGATGCTCATGACATCTGGATTGTCTTCATCTGGTATTACCACTGACATCGTTGGTGTCGATACCTTAAGACTTAATCTTCTCGTTGCCCCTTCACTCTCCACATCATAACTACTACTTGCCCCAGACTTTGTTATAGTTATCGTCACATTGCTCCCCTCCGCATTATCTCATCTACTATTCTCTCTGCAATCTCATCCTTCAACCTACCAATATCCACATCACTCTCTACTCTATCCACATTCACATTAACATTGATATTAAAAGTATGTCCGCCTTCTACATTCTTCCATGATGGTATCACTTTCTCTCCTTTGTGCATTACATACAGCCCTGTCTTTGGAATTATTCCGCCAGTCTGCATTAACAAATGTCCTTTCCTTCTCCAAAAAGTCTCCCCTACCTCATATCCACCTCTCTCCTCAGCACCACCTAACAAAGTATCTAACTTCTCACCTAAATCTCTAAGCTGTGTCTCAATATTACCAAAAGTCTCACCAATACCACCTCTCATCGCACCATATATTCCACCAACAACTGGTATTGCTCTAATTCTCTCATCTATGCTCTTTATTATTTTCATAAACAATTCAACAACTGCTCCTGTAATTGTACTTACAATATTACCAAAACTATCTTTGAAAGTCTTTATCGCGTTATTTACATAATCAACAAATCCTTGCCACTTCTCACTCAACATATCCCATAAATCACTCAACTTAATATCCAAAACCCAATTATCCCACTTGCTCTTTAAACTTGTCCATAGTTCAATAAAATCGACGCCGTCCCATATCTCACTCCACCTATCTTTAATTTTCTTAAACATATCTGCAATTGTACTACTCAAGTTCTCTTTAAACTCACTCGGCTTTATACCAAATAATTTCATTACTACATCTAAACTACTCATACCTGGCACTGCACTAACCGCCGTTACAATTGCATCACTCAACTTCTTTTCCAGTGGCTCTCTAAACCACTTCAGCACATTTTGATTAAAAGGTAAAATCACATACTTTAACAATAACATTAACACTGGCACTACAACCATCCCAACTGCATCTGCTATCGGCTTAAACAACATTCCAATTGCATAATCAAATAATTGCATTGCTGCCTGAAAATGCCCACTAAACCTTGCTCCTCTCATTGCCAAATCTTTCAATATATTAATTATCTGTCCCGCTATACTCATTATTGCAAAAATACTCAAAATTAATGGTGACTTCTCACCAAGCCATCTCTCTATCCCTCCTAACAATCCACCTCTACCACCAAATATTCCTCCCATTCCCTCTGGCTCTTCCCTTGCCTCTGCCACTCTCTGCTCTTCAATCTTCACATCTCTAACCGCACTCTCTAAGTCACTTCTAAACCTATCAATTAAAGATTTCCAATCCTCTGCCTCTATTCTAAATCTAAGAGTCCGCTCCAAACATCACCACCCCTTGACTTCAGCTCTATTATGAAAGTCATTATTTTCACTAATTTCTCGTACTCTATCGCATCCACTTGTTCTGGAGTCCATCCAAACAACCATGCACATAAACCATACACCACCACATCTTCTATCTCTTCCAACCTTCCATACTGCACTGCCCATTTTATCTCACTTACATCTATGCCATTAAAGGGACTAACAACATCACCACCCTTTCCAACTTTATCCCTTCATCAACATCTATCTCATCTAACATCTTTCGCACATTCGTTACAACTCCCTCTGGCTCTATCCTTTTACATAATTTAACAATTGCCTCTGTCGCCATTCCAAATAAATCTACATCTATATCCAATCCTATACCCTTGCCCTTTGTCTGTATCTTGCTCTTCACAAACTTTTTTCTAAACTCATTCAACTCGCCATAAGTTGGTTTTCTAAAGTACATTGTTATCTCTTGACCTTTATAATTTATCTTTATTCCACTCTCTAAAATGTCATCTATATCTAATTTGTCTTGCCTCTCCCCTTCTTCCATTCTAATCACCTTTAGCTAATACTCAGCGTCCTTGCTCTAAATGTCACATCATAATATATCACTTCATTTATCTCTGTAGCATAAGTCACTTCATCCAACATCACTCCACCTAAATCAAATGTGTATGTATCTACTCCATCAGTAAATACTAACTTCGCTGTCGTCTCACTAACACTTGCTGCTGGTGCTGTTGACCCAGTACTCCCACTATACAAATAACTTATCAAATCATCATCTTCTGCAATTATCGTAAACCTTCCGTCTATATTGAATGCCCTCCCAACTGGCTTATATCCAACTCTACTGCCAAGCTGTCCTAATATTTCAGCATTAGTATTGAATGTAAAACTCACATTCTGCACTCCCGCTAATGAACTCGTGTTTGGCAAATACAATGTCCCTTGTGCAAATGTCATTGGTGTTCCAGTCTCTTCTACATTACTATCCAATGTCGCTTCAGTACTTGCATTAGCAAACACACCATCAAAACTAATCCTCACAACATCATCTACTCTTGTATCCACTCTCATCCTCGTAATCACACTACCTAATAAAAGATTATTCACACTTTCCGTTGCCGCAAATCCACTTGCAATCGTAATACTTGAAACACTTGTCGCTGGCGTGTATGGCGAAGAACTACTACCTGTCAATGCCTGTGCCCAATCCAAATTACTCAAAATAGCATCCACACCCCATGTCCCTCTAAACCTCTTTGCCACTATCTTCCTCGCCTCTCTACTCGCCAATCCATACAAAGCCTCTACACTATTACCAAAAGTCACTCCTCTCATCCTCTGCTCTACACCAAAACTCTTATCCAAAGCCAATGGCTCAGTCCCAAAAGTCGTTTCATATCCAAAAGCTAATATGGCAGCTGCTCCAGTCGCAGGACTCATACATACTCACCCCCACTAACTCACTACAAAAAAGACTACTTTATACTATATAAAATTAACTCTGCGCTCTATTAAAACCATACATCCATTCGTAAAAATGCCAATCTCTCAACTCACATAAACCAAAATACTCGACTATTTCCTTTCCATAAAGCTCGCATTGACCACAACGCCTTAATACTAATTTCCCATACTCGTTAAAATATGCAATCACGCATTCTATTATCATATCACCAATTATCATTTCAATTTCCATCTACAGTCACATTGAATATAACTACATGCAATACAATATCCACCAAACATCAAATGCCTCTCATTATACACTAAACATATTCTCTTCATCCAGTTCTCACTCTTCCAGTCACTGTTACCACACACCTATATAATTGTTTCATCCTATCACTCAAATCATTAACACTACTCGGCTTTATTAAGAAATACTTCCCCTTGTTCTTCATTATATACAAGTCATTCCCATTTATCCAATGCACCCATCCACTCTCTCCCGTTGCATAAGTCACATAACTCCCTTCACTAATTCCAGTTGTATCACTCACCGTCACTATCACAACATAACTTCCTTTCTTCTCAATATTAGTCACTACCGCCGTGATATCATTTGCTGTTGTATCGTCACTATAATCATAAACACTCCCATCAAACAACTCAAACACTTTCCTCTTAATCTTTCCATACCTTTCTTTGTCTTCACTTCTTATATCAATATTCACACTCATATCTTTCTCAAACACTCCACCACCCAACTCTCCCCATCTATCACCCTCGCCACTTGCATATAATAAAATCAAATCTGCCACATCCACATCCCAAGTCCTTGCGTTATAAATATAATCTATTGTTATCGTCTTACCATAACTCACCCCACTAAATCCTTTCTTTAATATTAAATAGCACATATCCGCCATCTCCATACTATCACCTCAACCCCAATTTACTTAAAGCTCTCATCAAACCCATCTGCCCAAATGGTTTAGGTTTAGTTCCATGTTTTTTAATCTCTTGTGCAATTGCCCATGCTATTCTCCTTGCCTCTTTCCCGCCAATTCCAAACTTCGCCCTTACCCACTTCTCAATACTCTCTACTGGTGGTAATTTATCTCTTCCACTCGTACCATACTCAACAAATATACTGTAGGGCGCTTTCCAGTCAATTACATAACTAATATCCTTATCAAAATCTCTCGTCACCTCCACACTCTGCACTAATCTTGCAGTAGCCACACCATCCATCTGCCTTAATGTCAACTTCTGTTCTTTAGCTATCTCAATCGCAATCTCTCTTATCCAATCTGCCACTATTTTTTTGAACTCATTCTCATCGACTATCATATATTCCACCCATGCCTGCCATATGTCCAAGTAGCCCCATTTATCGTACCATTATTACCATTTCCACTATAATCTTTTGCCGTCGTTCCTGTTCCCTCTTCCATCTTGAGCCATAACACTAAACCATCTGTAAGTATGTAATCGTTATATAGTGCATAAATCTCATTGTCTGTTAAAGCCCTATTGTAGATACGAACTTCGTCGATAAGACCTTGAAACAAGTAACCTGTTGAACCACGAGCACCTATAGATAAGTTAGTACCTGAGTCTACTATCGTAGCATTTCCTTTATACGCACTTATTTCATGATTTCCATCAACATAAACTTTTATTGTGTCTCCTGTCCATTGACCAACAATGAAATGCCAATTTCCGTCAGCAACATTTGTAGTCCCTAAAGCACTTGTGGTACCAATCGTACTTAAACTTACTTCCATTCTAACTTTACCGGTATCTTGTTGAATAAATAAACTGTAACCATTTAGTGTTGAAGACGAAAACTTATCTACTACCGCACGCCAACTTGAAACATCTGTA